GTAAGAGTACCCCCTGCACTAGGGTTACAAGTTGCCCCAGGTTCCGGCCTAGGTCAGTTAAACCGGTTAAGCCGCTTGGGTCTGGCGTTGTTGATGACCCTGTCAATTTCCGACCCCGACCTTTTGTGTTGGGTGAGGTTTTTGGCCGTAAGAAGCGTGTGGAGAGTGCCCACAAGGTCGTCGTCGCCATTGACGACCTTAAAGTAGATGAACATCGTGAGAGCTATACGGATTGGTTGGCCGTTATAGACGAGGACGTGTTCACTTGGGAAGCTTCACAACCTTCCCCAACTGTTAAGTATACTGGTCCCTTGCGAAAGGGATGTTGGAAATTGCGTGCTGGACCGTTCGCGGGTTGGTTGCAGACCCGCGGTGCAATTTCTGATGTCTCTTTGTTACGCTCCCTCTTTGGGGTTGGGTATCAAGCTGAAGGGTTTGCTCCCCCCTTCAGGACCAGTAAGGTGGCTCCACAGGTTGTCACGCCTGTGGTGAGGAAAACGCATCAGGTTGTTCCTGGTGCGGCGAGTATAGCACTGTCGCGGGTGCTTACTCGTAAGAGTGACCCAGGCGTTAGGAGTACGTCTGAGACGGTTGGTTCCGTCAGGCTCCGGCGGCGAGCCAAGTGGGTAAACTCTGCAGCAGAGTTGCTCGGCCTTAAGGGTGGGGAACTTGGGTTCCTGTTGAGAGGTCGGTGGACGCCAGACCTCACTTCTCAACGGTTGAACTGGGTTCCTGCCTTTTTGGCATCTTGGTTCCAAGGCGGTGTGGAATACCTTGGCGGTGGTATAGCGAGCAAAAAGCCTATCGAGCCCGATGAGAAGGGTGTTGTGCGTGTCGTTCGGGACACGCCATGGTTTAGGGTGCGCTTGCCCAGTGGCGACACTGGTCTGGTTTTCCCCGAACTGCTTTCTCGGCTTTCCCCTCTTGCCGCTTTTAGGAAGAGGGACGATTCACTTTTGCCCTCTCTGAAGTTGCGTGCTTTAGAGTGGGCGAAGTCCCGTGAGTTGCAGGATGTGTGGCTGCCTTCGCTGCTACTTTCCTGTGCCCTGGCCTGTTCTGGTTCCTCGCATGAACAGGTTGCCGAAAGGGTGCTCAGGGACATGGGTGGATCGCTCGATGGGTCCGCAAACGGTGAGGGTTGGTGGGTGAAGTCTGCGTCGGCTTAGGCTTGCCAGGTTGCATTCTACGGCACGTGTTCGGGGAGGGTTCGCTGGTCGCCCAGCGATATCCGCGACGGTGCTAAATTGGAGTTGAAATGTGACTTGGCTTGCGATCCTAAGAGGCGCAGGAGGATGTTTACTGCTTGGAACCTGGGATGGGAGGGGTTGTGGAGTCCCGGGGTCCATGCGGTTTGCAACCACAACGAGGTCGATGCGCTTTTGCTTCGTTCCTTGGGTCCTACCCCCGTGTCAGCTGAGTCTTGCCGGGCACCGTTTTATGATAGCTTTCGCAGGCTTAGAATGGTGGCTAGACGATATGGTGGCAAAAGATGGGACTTACGTCAGACCGCGGAATCTTATACTGGGGCTCTCCGCGTTAGGTACTTGGAGGCTGAACGTTCGTTGATGGAAGAAGGGCCTATCACTGCTCGCGATGTTCTTCTTAGAGCGTTCTTGAAAGCTGAGAAATTCAATGTGGGCGTCAAGTTGCCCAAACCCCGGATGATCTTTCCACGGTCACCCAGGTACAACTTGATGCTTGCGTCTTGGCTTAAGCCGTTTGAGCATTGGCTTTGGGGAAACCTCAAGTCAATTGGTTCCTTCCAGGTGCCGAAAAGGCGTGTTGTGGCGAAGGGGCTGAACGGCGTTCAGCGCGCAGGACTGATAGCCTCCAAGTGGGGGGGTTTTGATGACTGCGTTTGTTTCGAGGTGGACGGGAGAGCTTTTGAGGCTCACGTGGAGGCGTGGCAACTCGTTTCTGAGAGCAGCGTGTATCAGACGGCCTATAAGGGGGATCCCCTTTTGATGTCTGTGTTGCGTTGGCAGCTCAAGAACTTTGGGACCACTGCTTGTGGGGTGCGTTTCGAGCGAGAGGGCGGGAGAGCTTCTGGGGATTACAACACTGGCATGGGTAACACATTGATTATGTTAGCGATAGTCGATGCAGTCATGCGACCTTATCGTTTGCGGTACGATACTCTGGTCGATGGCGACAATGCCTTGCTGTTTCTCGAGAAGAAGGATCTACCTTTCGTTGTTGAGCGTTTCGCATCTCGCGCTGCAGAGATCTCGGGTCATGAAATGGTGTTGGAGCGCCCCGTGTGTGTTTTGGAGCAGGTCCGCTTTGGCCAGTCGGCACCGCTTTGCGTGGACGGGAAGTGGAGGATGGTTCGTGATTGGAAGAAGGTCGTTTCCCAGGGGACTTCCAGTCATGTGCACCTCCGCGAGCTTGCCTTTGCCCCACGGTTTCTCCGTGGTGTTGCTTTGTGCGAGCATGCCCTAAATGCGGGAGTGCCGATTTTGGGAGAGTGGGCCCGAGTCCTCTTTGAGGCTACGCGGGATTCGGGGCCCCCTGTAAAGGCTCAACTTTACAGGGACTATTTGGTTCTGGGCGTTGATGTGGAACGTTGTGTTCAGCCCGTACCCACACCCGTTAGCGTCGCAACGAGGTGGAGTTTCTTTCGTGCCTTCGGGGTTAGCCCCGAG